ATGCGTCATTTAGATAATGTGATTGTTCTGAACTGTTGTGATTTAACACTGGCAAGGCTCGGACTAGGGGATGTCGATGGGGACACGGCTCTCTGTACCAACGATCCCACCATACTCTCAGCAGTGATCGATGCTCCTACCATTATCAATGAGGATGATAAAAAAGTAGCTGCTCCTGTATCGAATAATATGGATAGCATCGTCAAGATGGAACTGAAAAGCCTTCATAATCTGACGGGTAGATGTACGAATGTGAATACGTATTTTCAGAATATGGCTTTAGAAGAGGGGAATCTGCAAGCGCGGGTTTTGGAAAACTCTGTCCTTAAATTCCTTCAAGGTCAAATCATTGATGCCACGAAAAATGGGCTAGAGGTAGAGATTCCTTATGTGCTAGATCGTCTGGCTATCCAAATGCCGTATTTCTTTCGTTTTGTGAATGGTGGCAAAGCCGAGGATTATCAGCACTCGACGAAATCGCCGTTTAATCAATTTTGCGTTGTGGCAGAAAAGTATATAGATGACAAGTTCCAGATGAAAGATGGCAAACTGGATCAGTCGATTTTCGGCATCGAGAGTACGAGACAATTGTTACAGGATATGAGCAAGGTAAGCCAGCCGAAGTTTCTGAACTATCTATCTCATATTGAATCGCTGTATAAAGAATACAACGAGCAGAAAAAAACAATTGATCATCGCTTGATGCAATTTAACGAACTGAAGAAATGGGAACGGGATAATGATACCCGCAAAGCAATCAGTGCGGAATACGCTAGGTTACGAGAGGAATACAAAACTCAGTGTGAAGAGATTTGTCCTTATCCTTCGGTACTTGCCAGTGTTGCTATCGAGATAGCTTATCAAAACTACAGAACGTACTCCTTTGCATGGCTGTTTGTAGATGGACTGCTGGAAAATCTAAAGCAGCGTGAAAATGTTTTGAAGAGGGAAGTACGAAAGGTAAACCGGCTCACAAATCGGAATGTAGAAGGCAAGGAGCTTACCGTTCAAGCTGGCATGGCTACAATAAATGATCTGGAGTTTTCATTGCACGTGCCGGATGGTGTGTATTCGTTATTTGAGATTATGGGGCAGTTCTTTATATGGTATGAAGCTGAACGGGAAACCGTAGTACAAACCAGTCATACTCCTTCTTTGCTGGATGGGAAAAGTACAAGACGAACATTGAGGAATTATTCGCTCGGCTTCAGCACTTTGAAAAAGTCTCAGGAAGAATCACAGTCGGTAGCTGACCAAGTATTAGGCAAGACATGGCGGATTCAGGTGGTCGAGTACAGATATGTCCATATAGTGGATGAGCAGGGGAAAGTGAAGTGTATCATTCCGAGGGATCAGATCATTCACCGAGATGAGGGGTTATCCTTCTTTGATTTTGACGGAGCGACAATTGAATTTTTATCTATTGAGAAAGTCACGAAATCAAGCTTTAAGGCGATAGTCCATATCGACTAACGTGAATCATTTGTCTGTCATGATAGGCGCCTGTTAACACTGGCGCTTGGGTGACAGCTAGAACGTTATAAATACGAATCTAAAACATAAGGGAGATATCATCATTTGAACATCACATTAAAATTAAGCCAGATCGTTACCAACCCGAATCAGCCACGTAAGCATTTTAACGAGGAGTCTTTGCAGGAGCTGGCAGCATCCATTGTAAGCGATGGTTTACAAGAAGCCATACTGGTCAGACCACAGGGAGATCAATATGAGATTGTTCAAGGGGAGCGCAGATATCGAGCAAGTCAAATGGCTGGACTGGATACGATTGCAGTGAAAGTAAAGGAATTAAACGATGAGGAAGCTTTTCATCTATCTCTCATCGAAAATATCCAGCGGGAGCAAATGACTCTTATTGAAGAAGCTCATGCATTTTATGAGTATGTACAAAGAGGATACACGCATGATCAAATTGCCAAAAAAGTGAGTAAAAACAGAGCTTTTGTTACAAGCCGCCTAAGATTACTGAAACTATTACCTTTTATTCATGACTGGATTGCAGAAGGATATATTTCGGAAGGTCATGCCAAGCAACTGTTGAAAATGGAATCGTTTTTGAACAGATTGCTAAAAAACAAACCGACATCAAAATTGATTCATGAAGACGGTTCACAGAAAGAAGAAAGTCATTTTGAAAACTATCAATGGAAATTTCATAGTTCGTTTTGGGAGAAGCATGACATAAAAAAAGAAAAGCTAACCGTAAACGAAGTCAAGAACTGGGTGGATGGTTGGCATTATGATTTAATCATTTCACCTATTTTGAATTATAAGGGTCTTGGTTCTGTGGTTATTTCTAAAAATAGAGGATTCGCTTTAACCGCTCAAATGAATTGTATTATCAATCATCTTCATATCTCCAACATAACAGAAGAAGATATTGATTTTGCAGTTGTTTATGATTTGGAAAAAAATAAAGATGATTTTGATTCCGAATTCAGGCCGTGGATGGTTGAGAAGTTTTGGGATGAGATGCGAAATGAACTTTTTTACTCTGATACCAACATCGAAGAAAAATGGAATGTACATAGCTTTTAAGATGAATTGAAAAGATGTAAAAATTATAGCGATGCTTTAGATGGAAAATCATTGGAGATGTTAACGGAAGAAATCAAATTTTATAAGCAACAATTAGATCATATTGCCAAAGAGAATCATGTTTCAATGGATGACATACTTGATGAATTGCTGACCATGGAGTAAATGGTGTCACGTGACACATATAGCGCCTGTTAACACGGGCGCTTGGGTGACATCTAGTATATGGATGCGATCCACAAATGAGAGGAGTGAATCTGAGTGAGCTATTTTTATTGTTACGATGGTCAGATGATGCGGAAATTGCAGGGTAAAAATATCCGCTACATTACTCGCGCTTTGACGATTGATAAGCATCAAAAGTTTTGGCTGTATGCTATTAATGAAGAATTTCAACAGGCTTTAGAGGAAATTAAACAACTGAAAATATAAGGAGTGAATCTGATTTGGCAGTGAATCGGGATTGTGAAATTGAGCAAATGTATAATTATTTAACTGAAGAACATAAACAAAATGTACATAAGGAAGCATTTCAGGATATTGCAAACGTATTTCTAGATTTATATGACGAGTACACCAAACAGTATCATCAATATGTAGAATTCAAAAATAATAAACGGATAGAAAAGCCTGATTCAGCTGTAAAATGGCTCTGCAACGCGAGTATGGGGCATGGTAAAACAACCGTACTAATTTGTTTCTTGAAGTGGCTTGTATCTGAAACTTATTTGAAGAAGAAGGTTCCAATCTTATTAGTCATACGGGAGAATGGGATGGCTGAAGAAGTATTCAATGAGTTGAAGAAATTTGATGAGCATTGTATTGTCAGTGTAAGAGCTGCTAATAAAGAAGATATTGAACCATATGTTTGTTATCATCAAATTGTCATTATTACTCATAGTAGACTCGATAATCTGGCTCTTGGATATGGAAATGCTCAAATATATAAGAGTTGGAAGCAGTATCGCATGAATGGGTTCAGTAGCTACGATGCTCTTGATACTCCCAATTATGTATGCACCCGACAACGATTATTGATCGTTGATGAGAAACCTTCCTTTGTCAACGCATCGATTTTTGGAATTGACAGTTGGGATAATGCATTAGATTGGTTTAATACGTTGTCGTTTGTTTTAAAAATGCAGCCTTTTCAAGCTCAGGTTTTAAAAACGTATATTCTTCATTTAATTGCAAACCAACTCGTCGAAAACACCTCAGATGTAACAACCGCTCTTATGACGAAAACCAAAGATGACAAAATGAAAAGTATTCTAAATGCCATTCAATCTATAAAGGCTAATGCTGAATCCAAAAGTAAAATTGAAGCGTACAAAAAAATGATTCACTTTGAAAAGTTATGTAAGAGATCCAGACTTGGAAGAATTGACGACTATGAGCAAAATGGTTTGACAGGTAGAAAAATTATCGTTTCAGAACGTATCCACTATGGCAAACTGAAGTTAAATATGCTTGTCCTAGATGGAACTGCTAAAATGAACAGTAGACAATACATAGGTTTTAAAGCAAAGATTATTCAGAATTATAATCAATACGCTCGGCTAAACATGTGCCAAGATGTAATTAATACTTCAAAAAATAGTCGTTTGAAGAAGGGCCATACTACTCAAAAAGCAATTACGGAACGGATACTTGAGTTAAAGCAGAAGCATTTAGATTTATTCATATTGCCAACGAAATTTGACATCCCAATCTACAAGAAATTAGGAGCCATTGGAACAGAGCAGCAGGATTCCTTTGAAGAAAAAGTAAGTGATCATACTCGGCCTATTAACTTAATGAACACAACAGGGAAAAATCAGCTTAAAGATAAGACAGCGATGTATTTGACCAGTCTGCCTCGAATGAATCCCGACTACTATAAAATCATAGCAATATCACTTTATGGAGACAAGGTTTCACTAAAAATGAGTGAAGAAGATGATTTGAATTGGTTTGAAGATGAAAAGTTAGAGATGGTGTATCGAGGAGAATTGTACGCTGAGTTTTTGCAAATTGTGCATCGGACAGCGTTAAGAAAAATTAATGAAGATACGCCCATTCACATATATGTTGCATTTGACCAAAATGAAAAAAACGTAGCTGCAGTTCAACCGATGTTTTGGGAGATTAACAGTTGGTATATGCAAGGAAAAATGAACTATACCTATCACTACATCAATGATGAATCCTTATATGGTCGGGGAGATACCATCCGAAACTTTGCTGAGGATATACATCATTGGATTTGGGAGAATTCTACCTATTTTAATCAGTTGCCGATGCCGGTCAGTAATATTCAAAAGGGTGCAGATAGTATTGGGGAGAAATTTAGGAAATGGCTGTCCAAAAATAACAATTGGATAAACAAGAAAGAGATGATCAATAAAGTATTTGCACAATACGGATATATTATTTATGAGCAAAAAGACAGATATAGCTCAAACACCAAGTACATCTCAACGATTAACAAACATTACGAATATCAGATATTTGGTTCGTAATAGACGTGACCCCACTTCTCTATATATAGGGGAAACTGGGGTCAGTTCATTAAATTTAGCTTTAGTTTGGGGAATGGGGTTATGTTGTTCTTTAAAAGGAAGGTTTCCAGTTGAGTACCTCCATATCCAAGATGGTTTTCCTTGGATTGGGGGGACAAGCAAGCAACAGGTCCATCGTTGCGCGGTAGGCACTTGAACTCAGAATTTTAGATAGGGCTTACAAAGTGTTTGAGATGTGTCACGTGACACAATGTTGAAAATGTAAAAGTATATATTATACACGGGAACTCTGGCTATGAGCTAGGGTTCCTTTTCATTTTGGAGAGGAGCAACAAGATTGCTATTAATGTTACAAGCAATAATCATAGAAATATTACGATTTATTACTGTAGTTGGTGTGTTTTTCACCTGGATGTGGATTGCAGCCTTTTTAAAAATGAAGGTAGAAAGGGGGATCAAGTGGATTGGAAATCAAATTCGTAAGCGTAGAAATGCTCGTACCTTACATAAAAAACGCCAGAAATAATGAGAAAGCTGTAGAAATAAAGGAGCAAATTCTATAAATGAAATGGATGAAATTGAAGATCGATCAACTGGTACATGCCGAATATAATCCAAGGAAGGATTTAAAAGCGGGTGATCCTGAGTTTGAAAAGATTAGGAATAGTGTTATCGAATTCGGTTATTGTGAACCGATTATTTGTAATAGTGATTATACCATCGTGGGAGGCCACCAACGTGCCAAAGTGTTGAAGGCACTCGGATACGATGAAGTCGATTGTGTCATAGTGGATGTAAATAAGTCGAAAGAGAAAGCTCTGAACATAGCGCTCAATAAAATTACAGGGGAGTGGGACTTTGAAGCACTGGCTACATTATTAGATGAGTTAAAAGAAGCAGAATATAATATTGAGTTAACAGGATTTGATTGGTCTGAAGCAGAGAAATTGCTGGATACATTACATGAAGATACAGCCGATGATGAGAATGATTTTAATGTGGAAGAAGCATTACCTGAACATCCAATAACTCGAAAAGGTGACATCTGGTTACTTGGGAAGCATAGGCTCATATGCGGAGATTCAACTAATCAGCAGGATATTACATTATTGATGGATGGTAAGAAGGCTCGGCTTATTGTAACTGACCCACCTTATAATGTTGATTATACGGGCAAGACGAAGGATGCATTGAAAATAGAGAACGATAAAATGGACAATCACCAGTTTTATAATTTCCTATTTGCAGCTTATACCCGAATGTTTGAAGTAACAGATGACGGGGCAAGTATTTATGTGTTCCATGCGGATAGTGAAGGTTTGAATTTTAGAAGGGCATTTATTGAAGCTGGATTCAAACTGGCACAATGCTGCATATGGGCAAAGCAAGCGATGGTAATGGGACATGCCGATTATCACTGGATGCATGAACCCGTATTATATGGTTGGAAGCCGACAGGTGGGCACTATTGGAATAGTGATCGTAAGCAAACAACATTATGGCAATTTGATCGCCCCTTTCGCAATGAGTATCATCCCACGATGAAGCCGATTCCCTTAATTAGCTACCCGATTAAAAACTCAAGTAAACTTGGTGATATTGTATTTGATCCATTTGGTGGTTCTGGTTCAACGTTGATTGCTTGCGAGGAAACAGATCGGCTTTGTTATACGAGTGAGCTTGATCCCAAATATGTAGATGTGATTGTAAGTCGATATATTGCTCATATTGGCGATAATAGCGGCGTATATCTGATTCGGGAAGATAAGCAACATAGCTATCAAGAAGTAGTGGCTAAATCCAAAATTAGTGAGCATATAATGAGTTTATAAGGTGTATAGCATCACAAAAATTATAAACAAGGAAATACCGAAATTACTAAGTGTAGATTTTATAGTTTGAAAGAACATGGCAGTTTTAATTGATATAAGCCGACTTTATTAGGTCAAGCCATATGTTTTATATCAATTTGCTACGATAAGTTAAAATTAAGCTTATTTCAATGAGAACAAAAAAGCCCCTAACCCTCAAGAAAGCGAGAATTAAGGACCATCCTACTTTAATTTTAAAGGTGAGGAGGAGTTAGACCTCCATCTCCTTCTTGACGGGAAGGTGTTTTCATTTAAACTATCACCATACACAGAAAGGATTGAGACCTTCATTCTCCCGCGTGAAAGGCGGGCACTTTAATTAAGCTACTGTGTAAGAAAATTGTACCATATGTTATTATATGTGTAAATAAAAATTAAGGTGATAAAATGAGAAAATATGAAAAAATAAACGATAAAGGCAGACAGTATAGATGCTATGTTTGTAAAGAATCAAATATTGTAGCTCATGAACATTATGTAAAGCTGTGCCAATCATGTGGTGAATACAATGAAAAAAAACGTCTAGCCAAGCATCATTTAGAATCTTACATCGCATTGATTACAGGTGGACGAACAAAAATAGGATATCATACAGCATTACGCCTATTACGAGACGGTTCACGAGTCATTCTGACAACCCGTTTTCCATATGATGCACTACAGCGTTATATTCAAGAGCCTGATTTTGAAAATTGGAAAGATCGCATCCATATCTACGAATTAGATTTTCGCCAAATTGAAAGGGTAGAAATGTTTGCCCACTTCATAGATAAAGAGTTTCCCTACATCGACATCATTATAAATAATGCTGCTCAGACGGTAAGAATGTCGCAAGAGGATTATAAAGAATTAAAATTAAATGAAGTGGAACTCCAAAAACAAATAATGGACAACCAACATTTACTCGCTAACAGCACGACTATCTCTTACTTTGATAAATCTGCGAATGAAACAAAAGATATTCAAAATTTACAGCTTTTTAATCAAGAAATGGGAGTAATAAGTCACAATCATTCGCTTCAAAATTCATGGACAGCTCAATCCCATCAAATTTCCATGGTTGAAATGCTCGAAGTTCAGCTAATCAACGTGACCGCTCCATTTTTGCTCAATACAAAGTTGAAGGATACTATGATGAGGAGTCCTAATCAAAATCGATTTATTGTTAACGTATCTGCGGCAGAAGGCCGCTTTCAGATGAAGAGAAAAGGTGGATATCATGTCCACACCAACATGGCAAAAGCCTCGCTTAATATGATGACCCTAACCTTGTCTAAAGAGTATAAAAAGCATCGAATATTTGTAACTAGCGTAGATCCTGGCTGGGTATCGAATCAGTTTCCAGAACAGGTAAAGGCTAGTCGAGAGATAAATCTACCATTGGATTTTAATGATGCTGCTGCGAGAATTTGCGATCCAATCTATGAAGGAAAAGACGCAGAAAGACCACTCACGGGTGTATTTTTAAAGGATTATAAACAAGTGGATTGGTAAAGGATATTCATATTATTATAACGAGGGTAGCCAGAGGATGTCCTTGTACACCTATATTAAAAGCTCGTATAGAGGAGTGTGGATTGTTGTTAGAATAAGCTGATACATATGGGGAATGGGCTATTATAGCCTGTTCCCTTTTTTCGTGTTGGTCTAATAGCTACTACTTATAGGGAAAAGAAGGAATTACATTCAAATTTGTTGAATTAACTCTGATAAGATAAATCAACATGTTCAACAGCATGAGAAGGGGAAGCTAGATGATCTGGAATATAAGAAATCTTGTCACATTTGTATTTGTCATTGTCATGTGGATGATTGTGGATCGTTTACACATCAATAATGCGTTAGCTTTTATAATCATTTTCATCCTGATGTTTTTGATACTATATGTGCCTATTCTTTTTACTGTATTATGGGATTCTAATTTGAAGAGAATTGAAAAGTTTTTAATGTCGCGAAAGAGTAAGCCAGAATACCATCTATTTTATGCTCTAGCCCATGAAATCGATGAAGAAGTAGAAGACTCAATCCGACTATTGCTCCAAAAGTATAAGGGAATTCACAAACAAGCGTTATATAAAACCGTTTTTGCTTTCTATAAAAAAGAAATTCTGACGGTTAAAGAAGAAATCGAATTGATCAAACCACTGGCATATAAAAATTACTATCGAGCTATCGTATGTATGGAAGAAGGAAATAATGCGGAAGCTCACAAAATCATTCACGACATTCCAACGCCTTGGATGAAAAATGCGATTCTTTCCGAATTGGAGTTGAAATCAAATCATTATGCAGCAGCATTAAAACTGGCACAACAAGCCTTGCATCAATCCAAAGGTTTACAAAAGTATGTACTATTCAAAACATATCAACGGAAATTCCCTGAGATGCAATCTGTAAATGGAACACAACTTTAAAAACAAAGGTCTATGCACATTCGCATAGGCTTTTTTCGTTGATGGAGGTGAGCAGAAGATGAGCAAAAATAATAACAATCCCAAAAGAAACAAGCCTAAGATACTGACCAAATATGATCAATTTGTTGTGCCAAGACTCAGGGATATTCCCGTTTGGGTACGTGAAGGAGCAACAGATGAGGAGATTGCCAAACGATTGAACATTCATATCTGGACATTAGGCGATTATCGCAGGAAACATCCTAAATTTGCTAAAGCATTGGAACGTCCAACCAAGTGGGAAACACATGTATATCCTCGGTTAGCGGAGATTCAGACATGGTTCGAAGAAGGTATGAACGCAGAGGACATCATCAGGAAACTCGATATAGGTAAAACGACTTGGTACGAATATATTGATAAACATCCGATGCTGGCTGAACTAGTCAAATGGAGCAAATCTGTCCCTATATCCCACGTAGAAAATTCACTTTTGAAAGCTGCAACAGGGTATGAATATGAAGAAATAAAAACGATCATTGAAGAGGACAAAAATGGAAAAAAGAAGACGCGCATTGAGAAAGTGAAACGATATCAGCCTCCGAATCCAACAGCGATGATCTTCTACTTAAAGAACCGTGCACCTAACGAATGGAATGATCGACGTGAATTGCTGGTCAATACAAAGGCACTGGAACAGGAGCGCAAGCAGCTATTTTTGGATATGATTGAAGCCGATGTAGTGGATGCCGACTATGAAGCTATTGAGGAATCAGTGGATATTGAGGAAGGATACATAGAGCCAGATGATTCACAGTCATAACATTATGCCGTCAGTATTTGTATAGATAAACGCCAGTTTCAGCCCGGAATTTGCCCCAAAAGAAGCCAAAATCAGTGCATAAGATAAGTTATGTATGGAGTGGACTTTCCCCCGAATCAACGCTATGATGTGACACACGAGCGAAGGGTGGGGAAGAAATGAAGTATATTCAAGGGTTTGAAGCCCATTTACGGAGCAAGGATCGGAGTGAAAATACGGTTTCGTGTTATATTCGGGACGTATTACAGTTCATAGCTTGGTATCGGGACAAGACGGAATATGGGCTGGATAGGTGGATTGAACTGGATGGCGTAGAATACAAGAAATATCTGCAAAGCACCAATCAAGCGATACTCACCATCAACCGCAAGATCGCCAGCGTCAACGTTTTTGCACAGTGGATGCACCAGCATGGATATATTAAGGAAGAAATACATATCGAAGCGGTCAGGAATAAGGTTGTTCGGCAATACAAAGGGTTAGCGGAAAAGGATTTGTGGAAGCTGCGGAATGAAATTCACCGTATGGGCAATCGAATGCATATCTGTATGATTGAACTGTTGCTCGGAACGGGAATAAGAGTAAGCGAATTGGTTGGTATCCAATTGAAGGATATTGAAATAAGTGAACGCAAAGGATTGTTGAAGGTATTCGGTAAAGGAAACGCCTTCCGCACCATTCCATTAAATAAGGATGTGCGAAAAGCCATTACTCGGTATCTTGAAGTCAGACCACAGGTTGATTCAGAATATCTATGCATCGGGCAGCGTGGAGCATTGGAACGAAATGCGGTCAACCTGATCCTGAACAAATATGGAGATCGGATCAACGTAAAGGTTACACCCCATATGCTCAGACATACGCTTGGCTATAAGTTGGTTAAAACGACTCCATTGACGACCATCCAACAAATCCTTGGACATGATCACGTAGCAACAACCAATATTTATACCCTAACAACACAGCAGGATATGGCTGAAGCCTTGGCAAATATCGAGTGGTAAGCAGCCACTCTTTTTGTCGTGGAGGGAGGGGTTCTTCTATGTAGATAGACAGAGCCGCCAGCAAAGGGTGCAGAAATTTTTGTGATAATTTTACGGTACATATGAGAAAGGAGCTATAACCATTGAAACAATAAAGCAAGAAGAGCAGCGTCAAGCTGAGTTGCTGAAGCAGTATATGGAGAAGCATTTTAAACCACCGAAAATGAAACAATTAATCGAAACGTTCTCTTTCTCCGAACTACGAAAGCTTATTGGTGAGATGGATATTGAGTTTTTCGCCTTAGCCTATTTCCCTAAATATTTTGATCGAGCATTTGGACAGTTTCACAAAGAGCTGTTTACTGAGTTAAAACATATGCTTGCAAATAGAGGACTGATTACGGCTTTCGGCCTCCCTAGGGAGCATGGTAAAAGCACGATCAGTTCCTTTTTATTTCCGTTGTATGCGACTTTATATGATAAATCACAGTTTACATTAATCATATCAGCAACAGAGCAGATTGCATTGCCCTTCCTCGATATGATCAAAGATGAGTTGGAAACCAATCAGATGCTGATTGAGGATTTTGGGATTCGTAAAGGGAGCCGCTGGAACAACAATGAAATATGGCTGAAGAGTAAAGGTGGACTGGATTCCTGCATTATGATTCGTGGCATAGATGGTAGCTTAAGAGGTATTCACTATAAGCATCATCGTCCTACGCTAGTTTTAATGGATGATTTGCTCAAGGAAGATACAGCACGATCCGAAGCCAAGCGAGAACAAATTAAAAATACGTTTACGGATGTCATTCTGCCTATTGGCACAAGGGATACGAATATTCTAATCTGTGGAACGATTTTGAACGAAGAAGATATTATGGCCGATCTGCTCAAAGGTAAAATCCCTGGTGTGCGAAGTGTCCGTAAAGCAGCCGTGCTTCAATTTTCAGAACGGGATGATCTGTGGTCAGAGTGGGAACGACAATATAATAACTTGCAAGACGAGGACAGAATCAATACGGCTTTGTCTTTCTTTATGGCCCACGAAGAAGAAATGCTAGAGGGTACGAAAATCCTGTGGAGCGAGTATTTGGACTATTATTATTTGATGTGCAAGAAGCAAGCTATGGGTGAAAAATCATTTTTTAAAGAGTTACAAAACGATCCGCGTTCAACAGACGAATACATATTTCAGAATCTCATGTATTGGGACAGGTTGCCTGAGTTTGAGGAAATGGAACTTGCCATGTACATTGATCCAGCCATCAAAGCCGGGAAGAAAAATGACTATTCGGCTATTTCAATTATTGGTCAGCACCGAAGGACGAAGCAAATGTATGTGATTGACGGTAATATTTATAAATTGCTGCCGGATGATTTATTTCAAGTGGCTATTGAAAAAATAAAGCTTTATCCTGTAGATAAGCTTGGTTTTGAGGTTAATCAGGCACAGAGTTATATGAAGCAAAAGTTTGAAGAAGAGTTATGGAAGGCGAAGATACATACACCCGTAGAAAGTGTGCATTCCAAGGGGCAGAAGCATGAACGTATTATTAGCTTGGAGCCGGAAGTGAAGAAGGGTCATATTCTGTTCAATTCGGATAACCTCAGATATAATCATCAGGTGAAGGACTACAATCGAAATTGTACATATGATGACGCGCCAGATAGTTTATATGGAGCTGTTCAATTGATTCAGTCGGTCAAGAGTTTAAAGTTTTATGATCGAGGCTTATTATTTTGAGACTTTCGCTAGGTACTCATTCATTATTTTGATCCAATTTTGTTAAGCTAATGGGCAGGATAACTTAACCAGTTACCCAATTAGTTGTTTGTATTGTTGCAAGGAAAGGGGATACAAATGGCCATTTGTTTGGACTACGAGTTAGTTGAGATAAGAGGAACTGTTGCTGTGTATAAATTTGGAAGCTGCTTGGAGGAATTGGATGGAATTTTTGAGATTGATCTACCCAAGTTGATAAATGGGGAAATATCGATGCAAGCACCAATTGGTGAAATAGTGAAACTACTGAATGACAACCAATCTCAAGCTAAGGCCATCAAAGTATTTGGAAAGATATATAAACATTATCTTAAACATCACGAATATCCTACAAAGGGTGGATATTATGCTTAGTTAATCGGAGCTTATTCTTTTAATCTTATAACGATCAATGGAAGATATAAAAATTACTCAGTGGACTTGAAAAGGAGCGGGAATATGGGCCTGGATGCTTACGTAGTATGCAATTGTGTGAAGGAAGGAAAAGTTAAGCCTCCCCCTTTTGATATAAGCTTGCTGGAAATTACGGACGAAGGGATCGACATACTGGAATCTGTAAATGACGAAATCTATGAGCTTTATCAGCAGTGGCGGGAGAACGCTTGCGAGCATGAAGACTTTTACTATTATCAAGACCGGGTTTTTAATGTCGCAGGAGGAAATTTCTTTTATGGAATCATTGATCGGTTGGGGCAGGACAAATTCCCATTATTAATTTCAATTGGGGAGAAGTTACTCTCCGCTGATCAGGCCGAAAAAGCTTTAAAGGAACTGGATATTTTTGAATCAGGAGCAAGCAAGCTACAAGGGATTTTCCTCGTAGATACTGTATCTTATGATGAATATGGGAGATCTCTTCCTGGAGAGGATAAGTGGTTCTTATCATCTGGAGGCGAGCACATTTATCAGTTAAATGACCGAGGATTCTGTATTCTAGACAGAGATCATTGTGAGCTTTTTCATTCAGTAGCGTTCGCCCAGGAAGTACTGAGTGATGAAAAAGAAGGATGGAAGCATAAGCATGCAAGATTTCATGATTTGGAGATGGGACGAATTTTTGAATCTTCTTATCCGCTAAGCCGAAAGACATGGGGAATCGATGAGCTGTATTATCCAAAATCTCTTCAGGTCGTAAAGAGAAACCTAAAGGGATCTGATTCTCGACCCGCGCGAGTACTAAGAAGCCTGTTTGAGGCTTCCTTACAGACAGGTAATCCGATCATTTGGGCATAAAGAGATCTGAGATGAAGCATTTGAATATTAATGGAATACGATCCTGCGCTGATTACAAATCCAGACTTTTTGAGATAGCTTAATATTATTCTTAAATTAGCATAATTGAGCTAATGGAAAACTTTAGTTTAACTAGGAACTACCTTAGTAAAGGTGGTTTTTTTCTTTATTTAAGCAAAAATGAATAAGCAACAATTACACAGTCCATTTTGAGAGGAAGAATCAATTTGCAAATAACCGAACAAATCATATTAGAATGTCTAAATGAACTCCATTCGATTGCAATAGCCAAACAGAAATATGCAGGTTACTACAATGGTCAGCATGCTATTCTCAAGAACTATGCCATGCAAGAAAGCCGAAGCAATCAAAAGCTTATTTTTAATTTCCCTCGTAAGTTTGTAGATAACGAAGTGGGCTATCTGCTCGGCAAGCCAGTAAATTATGTGTCCAAGTCGGATCAGGATGAAGCCATACATAACATAGATGTGCATATGAGTCATTGGGACAAAGAGCATAATCTACAGCTTCGGAAACAATCCGAAATCTTTGGCGAGAGCTTTGAATTGAATTATATTGACTCGGATGGCCAGTTTTCAGCCACGGTGCTATCTCCCTTGAATGCCTATGTACTGGAAGATGGAACAGCAGAACGAAATGTATTACTAGGCTTACATAAATTTACCCGTCGATTTGATAAGCAAGTGTATTTAGACGTGTATTCCGACCATGAAATTCTACACTATACAATCGGCAACGATGATAGACACAATCAGAGTAAGCAAAACCAAGCACCTGAATTAAAATATATCGGCAAACATAATCACATCTTTGGAAGAGTCCCACTTATCTCCTGTCCAGCCAATACGGAGAGAAAAAGTGGCTTCCAGGATGTGATTTCTTTATTTGATGCCTATAACGCATTGAATTCCGACTTGGTCAATGAAATTGCAGATCATCGCAACGCCTATCTCGTAATTGAGAATGCCAAACTGGAAGCGGAAGACTTGTTGAATATGAAGAAGATGGGCATTATTCAGGTTCCGGCTGGAGGAAAGGTAAGTTGGCTTACGAAGGAGATTAACGATTCTTTTGTAAAGAATGAGTTGGATAACATTGAACGCAAAATCTTCGATATGATGGATCAGGTCAACTTCAATGAAAACTGGGCCAGTAATACCTCCTCCTTAGCGTTGCGAAATAAGTTGCTGAATTTGGAGAATCGAGTGGCGATGCGTGAAGCTTTAATGGAAAAAGCGATCAAGCAGCGTCTACGTAATTTCTTCACGTTCCTGCACATTAAAGAAGGCGTGCAATATGATTACCGGGATATCGCGGTGAAGTTTACTCGCAACTTGCCGACAGATTTGGTGGGGATGGCTGATGTGATTGTAAAATTGCAGCAAGTGGTCTCACAGGAAACATTGCTCACGTTGCTTCCATTCGTAGAGAATCCCAAGCTGGAATTCAATAAATTTCATGCAGAACAACAACGATTAGTTGGTACGGATAAGGAGGTATCAAATGCAGAATAAAAATAGGTTCAAGCGGCTGGTTAAAGATAATTGTGCATGCTATCTCGGAGCGAAGCATGGTATCCCAAACTATTGCTGCTTAAAAGATGGCCCATGTGTATTTTTCGCTCAAGGTGGTGGTCTGCCCCGTTGTACATACTTTGAAAATGGAGTGCTTCCAATAGACGAGAAGCTGGAGCGAGAATATAAGTCTGATCGGAATACAGGGACTGAGTTTAAGACAGCGAAGCCGAGGGTGAACTGTACACGTTGCGGAGAAACATTTTCGGCAAATTCGAATCGACAGAAATATTGTGGAAAGTGTAGAGGTAAGGCGAGAAAAGAAAATATTAGGATACGTGTTCGGAAGTTCAGACAAAAAGACGGCTCGATGTAACGCTTTAGAGGTGGAAAAGTCCCTATAAACAAAGGGTTGAAAATAGGCGAAAATGAGGAGTTGGTGTGCTTGTACCTTTTCGTCACTTTTGCGTTTTCTAATGCGTTACATGATTGTCTTGAACATGATATTCAATATGATACAGTTTCAGCATACATATACGTTTCTGAAGTTTAGGCAAGCAAGAGGGTGGATGAAACGCTTTAGGCTGTCAAAAAGCTATATAAACAAAGGATGAAAAATAGGTAAAAGTGGGGAGTGGGTATGTTTGTACCTTTTCCTCGTTTTTGTGATTTCTAATGCGTTACATTGCTGTCCTGAGCATGACATTAAACGGCTCAATTCAATACATACATAAGCGTGTTCGGTTCTGTGAGTCGAATGGGCAATAAAGGAGATTAACGAAAATGAAATTAGAACAAGTGAAGCAGTTGATTGAGGAAAATCAAACAAACGAGGAATGGCGGTCATATCTTCAGGTTTTGAATCCGTATAGCGTAGAAGGGATGGAGCAATTCATTCAATCCAATAAGGAAGCAAAAAGTTGGTTCGATAGCACCGTGGACAAACGATCAGCTAAATCGCTGGAAACATGGAAAACCAATCATTTGGAAAGTGCAGTGGATGCTGAGATCAAGAAGCGATTCCCGGCTAAGGATGAGAAAGAAATCGAAGTTGAGAAGCTACGAGCTGAAGTGGAGCATATGAAGCTGGAGAAACACCGTGAACGGTTAACCAGCCAAGCAATTAAAATTGCATCTGAAAAGAAACTTCCACTCCCGTTAGTGGATTTTTTTATTGGTGCAGATGAAGAAGCGACGACAGCGAATTTGGCTATGTTGGAACAATCGTTGCAATCGGCTATCCAACAGCAAGTCGAGCAACGACTCAAAGGGGATGGATATACCCCTCCGGCTAGTTCAACAGGTAGCACATTTACATTGGATTCGATTAAAGGGATGTCCCCAAACGAGATTAATCAGCATTGGGATCAAGTCAAACAAGCATTACAAAACAAATAATAATAAACGAAAAGGATAGGGTGAATAGATATGTCAGTACAGAATTTTATTCCTACAATTTGGAGTGCACGTTTAAATGAGAGTTTGAAGAAGAATCTGGTGTATGGGAACGTGGTCAACACTGATTATGAAGGTGAAATTAAAGACCAAGGTTCCACAGTAAAAATCAATTCGATTGGAGCAGTAACCATTGGCAACTATGATAAGGTGGCAGGAATCGGTAATCCGCAGGAGTTAGATGCTACACAAAAGACGTTGGTGATTGACCAGGCCAAGTATTTCAATTTTCAAGTGGATGATGTAGATGCTGCCCAAGCGAATGTAAATCTACTGGATGGTGGAATCGTGGAAGCTTCGTATGGACTGGCCAATGTGGTCGATCAGTATCTTGCTGGATTCTACACAGAGGTTAAAGCTGAGAATACAATTGGTAACGATACAACGCCTATAATTCCAACCAAAGATACAGCCTATGATTTGCTGATTGATTTAGGCGTACTATTGGATGAGAATAATGTGCCGGAAAGCGAGCGTTTTGTAGTAGTTCCTGCATGGTATTATGGCTTACTCTTGAAAGATGCACGTTTCACCAAAGACCCGAACATTATCCGTACAGGCTATGTGGGAGATATTGATGGCATGACCGTTTATAAATCCAACAATGTGCCGAATACCACAGGAGCCAAGTATAAAATCATCGCAGGTCATAAGAGTGCGATTTCGTTTGCAGGTCAAGTAGATTCGGTTGAAGCCTTCAGACCAGAGAAGCAATTCTCGGATGCAGTGAAAGGGTTGCAAGTGTTTGGAGCCAAATGTATCAAGCCGGAAGCTCTCGCTGTACTCACAGCCAATAAGTCTTAATTGAAAATGGGATCATATGAAAACACATTATAATAGAAGAAACACGTTTGGGTATCCGTTTTGGATGCCCTTATTTTTAATTTTGGAGGGTGATAAGATGTGGTTTTTGAATCAGGAAACAGGCTGCACATGGGAAGTCACAGATCAGGAGTTAATACTGCGGTTACAGGCCAGTAGACATTATGAGCAAGTAGAGGAACCGCAACCAGATGAGACTAAGCAAGATGTACCCCAAACGAAAGTTCAAGCTACCAAGAGCATGAAGCGTACCGGGAAGGAACAGGTAAAGGAGGTACAGGAGACAGCACATGAGTGAGCTAATGGATTTGATGAAACGATTATTAGGCATGGAACCAACAGACATATCCAAGGATGATATCCTGATCCACTATTTGAATAAAGCGAGAAGTAATATTCTGGGCTATTGTAATGTGGCGACACTGCCTGTGGAATATGATCGTTATGGTCGATTATGCCGTATATCTCTATAAGAATCGGGATTCGGTTGGCTTAACAAATAAGCAGGAAGGTGAACGATCAGTCACCTATGAAACAGGCATTCCGACAAGTATTCGATTGGCTCTTCCTCTACCTAAAATCAAGGTAGGGACAGATTAATGTTCTATGATACGAAGCTGGAAATTTTAGATGTTACTCATTTCAACTCTGTTCTGTCAGTAATGGCAGATGTACAACCTTATCGCAAAAGTTTTTCATTTGAAGATGGTTACATACTAGAGACGACATATCGCGCTTTCTGTCCATTGGAATCTTTATTGCTGTCGAACTGCTATATTCGTATTGGCAAGGATGTTTTTATTATTTTGGACATGAAGAAATGGAGCGATTATATGGAGTTGTACCTGTATCGCTGTAAGGCAGATTTTGCATTGGAGGTAGAGAAATGACACGGAGCTTAGAGCCGATGCTTGATTTCTTCCTACGAGAGAAAGGCGAACTTGTGCATATCAACAGTGTAAAGCAGCTTGCTCTGATCCGGGATGCGACAGATACCATTCAAATGACTGATGAAAAAATTATTCGTGCAGCAACACCATTACATACAGGTGATATCGTGGATTATCGTTATGAACGTTATTTAATTACTAGTCAGGTGGATCGAAATGAACAGTCTTGTCGAGGCAGTATGAAAAAGTGTAATCAACGGCTAGCTTTAAACTGGGATGGACAAGTGAAATGGTTTGATGCTGTGGTAGAAGCCAGAACGTTTTCAACGGAAACAGGTAAAGTTATCTCCATGCCAGATGGAAACATTATGGTTACTGTACAGGACAACGCAGATACGAGGGGTATTAGATTAAGTCAACGATTTTATATGACTCATCAGCCGTTTAAAATAGTTGGAATGGATCGTATCCTAAATGGCATCATCCAGTTAAGCTGCACATTAGATAGCATAAATACAGCTTATGATGACGTGGAAAATAATATTGCAGACAGATGGAAGTACGAGATTGCTCATACATACGCATTACAAATCAATCAGGGGACGATAGCTCATGTGGTGCTCAACAAAACAATACAGTTGAATGTGACTACTACGGATAATGGAAATGAGATAGCGAATCCGGCGATTACCTATATATCTAGTGACCCAAGTGTGGTTAGTGTAGATCAGCAAGGTCAGGTTATGGGTATCGCTTTGGGACAAGCAAGAATCACTGCGAAATTAACGTATCACCCAGCAGTACAAAGTAGCATTGAAATGAGAGTCGTCGAAACAGGAACGCATATCTATTCGATAACCATAACCGGCAGTCCTACGCTTAAAACAGGCCAGAGTGCCTCATACGTCAGTCATATCTATGATCATGGAACAGAGGTGTTTGACCAGTCTGTGGAGTGGAGCCTACGAAATCAAGATGATTCAACTCCGATAATGGGAAGCATAACAGCCAGCACAGGAAATAGTGTTACCATAAAAGCAGGAAGCAGTAGCGGGGCGAACAATAAAGCCCTTGCGCTGACTGCAACCTTAGTAAGTGATCCTAGTATTACTACAGAAAAGACCATTAGCCTTAAGAATTTATTCTAAGTTTTGTATCTATCGGCTTGCCTTTGTGGTGAGCCACTTTTATTTTAAAGGAGCACATACATATGCAACGAAAATCCATCGACTACTTGCTCAGTCTGAGTCTATTGAAGCAATTGAGATCACAAAATGTCATTACAGAAGAAGAATTTATAGCGATTGATGAGCTTAATAAAAAGTCTTTCAAGTAGCTATCACATGGGAAGAAATGGACTTGATGATGTACCGCACGCATTATAACATGTGACCGTATAAAGAAGATATCGAAGGGAGAAACACCTATGGCCCAAGCCGCAACCGCAAAAAAAGTCGTCGTTGTTCCCATTAAAACGATGGACATCGTAGAGGGAATCCAATCTATTCAAAAGAAGAAAGTCGCTGCCTATTGCCGGGTCAGTACAGATTCCGAGGAGCAAAAGGAGAGCTATACCAATCAGGTCAATCATTATACAAAGTACATTCAAAACAACTTGGAATGGGAATTGGCTGATATTTACGCAGATGAAGGCATCACCGGAACCAGCACTAAAAATAGAACGCACTTTAATCGCATGATACAGGATGCCCGAAACGGTAAACTGGATCTTATACTGGTCAAGTCGATTTCGAGGTTTGCTAGGAATACACTGGATTTATTGAAATATGTACGGGAACTTAAAAGTCTCGGAGTGGCTGTATTCTTTGAACGAGAGAACATTAATACACTGGATACAACAGGTGAAGTATTACTGACCATTCTGAGTTCTCTTGCCCAAGACGAGAGTCGAAACATTTCTGAAAATAGTCGATGGGGCATATTACGAGGCTTCCAAAACGGCAAAGTCTTCTGCAACACCACTCGCTTCCTCGGCTATGATAAGGATGAACATGGTGAATTGGTGATTAACGAGCCAGAAGCAGAGATTGTG